GTTTGGAGTGTTACGTATTTCCTAGTCTAAACATTATAGTTTACGGACTTTAATGGTGCCAGCTAACACTATCCTTGAACTGACATCCGACTGTTTTGGTACAGTTAGGTGCTCTACCGCATGTCCCGCCACTCTGGCATAGGTTGATTAATCTGAGAAAACGACCGATAATATCGTAATCCTAAGAAAGATCGTTTAGATTTGATACTGAAGTAACTTGCTTAAGGGGTCGTAAATGCACATGTTAGACCGTCTCATACTTACAATATGTTGTTGTGCTGTCCTTAAATGTTTAAGTGGGCATGTCTATGTAATTCAGTTGATCCGGATTCGCGAACCGGTATCTCTGTCTCAGGGGTTTAGTGTTATCAATTCTAGGGAATTTTAACCATAAATTTAAGATTTTTATTCTATTAAAAATTATATGAGTACTCTTAGTATAATCAACTCCTTCTTTGGATTGAGGACTAATATATACGATTACAAGTATTATAAATTTAGTAATTTCAATTTTGAGAAGGTTCAACATGTTTTAAGACAGTTTACGACACCTATTAAAGAGTATGGTGCTCAACAATTATGTGATAATGTTTTTCCTGAATTTAATGGGAAAATATTAAGGGAGAAAATCCCATCCAATAGTGATGTTGACAGCTTTGATGCGTATGAAGTATCCCATTACGAGAAGAAGAAATCGTGTCAAATGAGGTTCATTGATCTAATAATTCTGAATAAAGTTTTAGCATACACTACTTCTTTATTTGAGTCTCTAGATTCATATTATTCCATTAATGATTATAGAGCTTGTATTGATGTCTTACCAAAGGACACTTCTTCATGTTATCCTAGATATCAGAAGAAAGGGACTGAGGATAATATTAATGCAGTTATTAATGAAATGACCTTCTTTGACTCAATGATTAGGCTTGATAAGAAGATACTTTATTTACAGCAATTTCCTACTACAATATTCCATAGGTTTACAGCTAAAATGAAAGAGGATCGCAGGTTGAAAGGTTTTTATAATGTATCTTACAAAATTAGACAAATCTTTGGCGTCTCGCATTTCATATGTGCGTTAGAAGTAAAATATCTTACTTATTTTGTTAATAACTTTAAAAGATCTTTGAAAGGTATATGCACACTTGGTTTGACTAGGCCTGAAGTTTCTAATTTAGTTAGCAGAATTAGAGACAAATCAATTAAAACGGATCGTGTTGTAATGTGTGGAGATATAAGAGGATGTGACAAAAGCATTCCAGCTCACTTTCACCGAATATTATTTGATACTATCGCCGGCAGTTCCCCAAATGAATATATTAAAAATGCAATTCTAAGTTTAGGAAATTACCTTTGTTTTACACCTATACTTAGAAAAGATAAAATAAATTTCACACATGGATCAACCACTTCAGGATCGTGGATAACTTCAATTTTTAATACTTTTGTAATTTACAGTGTAATTTGCTATAGTTATAATGTATTATATAATAGGTTTCCAACGAAAGATGAAGTATTGGTTCAAGGTGATGATTTTATCTGTGTTATTGAAGAAGAAGACGAAAAGCAGATCCAAGAAATTTTCTTATTGTTTAATCTTCATATTAAACTATCCAATTCCTTAATATCTAAAGGAAAAGACGACATTGAATTTCTAGGTTTCTTATGGGATTGTCGTAATACACCAAGACAATTAAATTCTTGGGTTTATGTTAGAACTGTATATCCTGAAAGAACTGTCGAGGAAGCTGGTGTTGATAGAATAATTTCAAGGTATTTAAGTTTAATATTTCAATTAAATAACAGTAATGAGTTATTTAAAAGATTTTTAAAATATGATAAATACTTAAGAGATAAATGTCAAAATCAGTCTAATCCAGTTTTTAAAATAATAGATTCTATGGGACGGATGGTTACGCAAGTTTTTCCTATTATTTATTTTTTATCTGTCGGATGGAGAGCATTCTAGGTAAGGTGTATATATATGTAGCAATTATCTGTATGACTCAAAAAATTATTAATCCATTTAGGCTTAAGCCACAAGAATTTTATCCAGGCATTATTATTAGACGTGATGAAGTAATTATAGGTGATGTAACCTTTAATTTCTTCTTTTCGATTTTATATTCATATTATATTTCATTAGTGAGTGCCAAAATTTCTGGATTATCTTTTCAGAATATTCGCAAAATTAAATCTTTATGTGGAATTCATCTAAGTGTTGACGTTGATGATACTGCTAAAGCTATTACAAAATACATTTGTAATGACATATTTGGTTTGATTAATGTTTTGACAGATAAAAATACTTCATATTCATTAGCGGAATATATTTTGGCAGACATCAATGAATTACCAAAAATGTTGTTTAATATAGTCCGATTTGTTAATTCACATAAGGTAGCAAATATAATTGAGGGATCAGGAAATTCAATAATAAAATGGAGAAACGTTACTAAAACTTTCGATTCGACAGATTTAAAAGAAAATCCTGATGATTATAACTGTGTTAAGGTGCTTATGAAAGTGAATAAATTATCTGAAATCATGAGAGAATTGGAATTTGAAGAAATAGTTAAAGTGAACACTCTTACTGATCTCTTCCTACAATCTGAATTTGTATTGAATGGATCGGTAAAACATATTGATGAAAGTAGTATCACCTTCCAAGCCGGAGATGACTTTAATAGAGACGATATTTTAATGTATATTTTATGTGCCCCAAAATATACACTAAATGACTCTTCTTTTATACAAGCAAATGATTTTACTTTAACTAAAAACGAAATACAACAAATATTAAGAATGCCTGTACATTTGTTAAGTGATTCAAATATTAATTTAACTTGTAATGATAGACTTGTTAATAGTTATATTGAATCACCTTTAACTACACAGTCAAATCTTAAACTTTCTTTCTCACAATCAAAGAGCTCAAACATCTCTTTTAATGAAAAGAGAAATTTGAAGTCCAAGGTTAAAGGCAAGAAAGATAGTTTGTATTCTGATTTGAAATCTGAAGTTACTAATAAATTGGAGGTAGACGATAAGGCAATGAAAGACAAAGGTTTATCAGATGTTGATTAGATTAACATCACAATGGGATTCCAAGCATAAGTTTGGAG